CCAAATGCTTGACCGCGCTCAAGCATTTGGAGCGCTCCACTGAGCTGTACGCCCAGGCCGGCAACGACACTCGCATCAAAAAGGCTCGCAAGGCCTTGGCAAAACAAGCAGCCACTAACCCGGCTACCGAATAACCGACTACCCCCCCCCAGCGGGGACCTGTGGAAGTGAGCCGCCCATTTATGGACCGTCCCACTGAAAACAGGCTCCCCGCCCTATTTGAGCGCCCAGCAATGAGCTTTTCCGGGAAACCCACCACCTTTGTGGAGCAGACAATCGAGAACGACGGCTTTTGGCCGAACCTCTCCCTGTCTGAATTCCAGAAGGAATACCGCCTGCCGGCGGAGTACCTGGTAGAGCTGCTGGGCGGTGATTTGACCATGGCCATGATCGAGGTCAACGGCGACCTGGCCAAGTGCAAGGCCCGGTGGCAGGCCTTCGGCATCAACAACGTTGAAGCCGCAGACACGGTGCTGCTGCCCGAGCGTACGTTCAAGGTGAAGTTGTACAAGCGCGCCGTGTACTACCGCACCAAAGCCAATTTGCTGCCGCAGTTCGCCACTGTCACGCGCCGGGAAAGCGCCGAGAACACCGGCAAGGAAGCCCCAGAGCGGGCTGAAACATTCTTGGCCTTCAGCCAGCAGGCCGTTCGCGCCCTGCAGGGCCGTGGCCGCATCACGGCGTCATTGCAGTGATCCAGCTGCAGGCGCTGACCACCTACCTCATGGCTCGCAACCTGGTTCCCCCGGAGCAGTTCGACAGCTGGACCGAACAGGTCAGTCTGGAGCTGATCTGGAAGCCTGACCGCGACGGCCTGCACATGGCTGATATGCGTTATCGCGCTGCGTTCTCCCTGGAGCGCTTCACCGGTCACCCGGCCAGGCTGATGGCCCTGGTGGGCAGCTGGCTGGAAACACACGACTCCAACCGCGACCGCCACGAACTGCCGGCGCCGCTGTTCGCCGTTGAGCCTCTAGACCAGGACAGCTTCGACGTGGACCTGTCCCTGGAATTCGTCGAGCCGCAGTACCTGGCCGAAGACCCTGATGGCGAGATCGAGGCGTTCGGCAAGACCTGGGCGTTCGTGCCTTTCGATCTGTGGGTTGCCGAGCACGGCGAGGTGGGCAGCAATGGCCGCTAACCCGCTCGACCTGGATGTCAGGGGCTTGCTCAATGTCGACGCCCAGTTGGCGCTGCTTGAGCTGCCGCCCCAACTGCGCCGGCGGTTACTGAACAGAGTGACCACGCGCGTGCGGACGATGAGCCGCAAACGCGTACGTGAGCAGCGGAACACCGACGGCACCCCCTTCGCTGAGCGCAAGGGTTCGGCCAAGGGCAAAAAGAAGATGGAAGCGGGCCTGGCCAAGCTGCTGCAGGTCACCCGCGTCAGCTCCGACGAAGCCGAGCTGGGCTGGAAAAACGCCTTGACCCGTTGGGTCGCGGCGCAGCAGCACAACGGCGTCAGCGAGCGACGTACCGCCGCGCAGATGCGCCGCTGGAACAAAGTCCCGCCGGGAATCGCCTGCACCGACAAACAAGCCAAGCGCTTACGCCGGCTGGGGTTTCGCACCCGTCAGAAGGGCAAAAAGACGCTGACCCGGCCGTCGGTTGCATGGATTCAAGAACACGTGAACTACGCCAAGGCCGGCTTGCTGATCCGCATTTTGAACGATGAAAAAACCGAGACATCGGGCGCGCAAAGCTGGGACATCACCCTGCCAAAACGCCAGTTCCTCGGGGTAGAGACCGGGAGCGAAACCCGCGAGCTGGTTAACCAGGTCTTCCAACAAATCCTTAATTCACCCCGCTAACGAGGCACAGCATGGCACTTGGCAAAGTCAGCGTTAACAATCTCAATCTGGGCCAAGGCGCCGTGACTGAGATCGAACGCTATTTCCTGTTCATCGGTCCCGGCACGAAAAACGCCGGCAAATTGGTCGCGCTCAATACCGACAGCGACTTGGACGCCACCCTGGGCCTGCAGCCCAGTGACCTGAAAACCCAGATCACTGCGGCGCGCCTGAACGGTGGCGATCGCTGGGCATGCCTGGCGGCGCCGATCGGCGCGGAAGGTGATTGGCAACCGGCGCTGGAAGCATCGCAACAACAGGGTTTCTCCGTAGAGGCTGTGGTTATCACCAAGCCGGTGACCAAGGGCGAAGAGCTGGCGGCAATGCACGATGCCGCCGTGTCGCTCGGCAACGTCTACGGGCGCCGCGTATTCATCATGGCGGCGTCTGCCGGCCCGACGCCTCTGCAGGCCTGGGACGAATACCTGCTGGACCAGAAGGCAATCACCGCCGACCTGGCCGCGCCCCGTGTCCTGGTGGTGCCCCAGTTGCATGGCAACGACTTGGGCGTGTTGGCCGGTCGCTTGGCCAACGCTGCTGTGAGTATTGCTGACAGCCCTATGCGTGTGGCCACCGGTGCCGTTCTCGGCCTCGGCAGTGTGCCGGTGGACAAGGAGGGGATCCCTTTACCGTCCTCGATCCGCGCCGAGCTGGATAAGGCCCGCTTTTCCGTCTCTCAGACCTACCCCGATTACCCAGGCGTGTACTGGGGCGACGGCAACATGTTGGACACCCCGGCTAGCGACTACCAGGTCATTGAATACCTGCGCCTGGCCGACAAGGCGGCGCGCCTGGTGCGCCCGCTGCTGATCCTTCGCGTGGCCGATCGCCGGTTGAATAGCACCCCCAACAGCATGGCCGTGAACATCAACGCGCTGATGGCCCCCCTGCGCCGTATGGCCAAGTCGGTGAAGTTCGCCGGCCAGGTGTTCCCGGGCGAAATCGAGTCGCCGAAGGATGGCGACATCGTGCTGGTCTGGAAGAGCAAAACCGCCGTAGAGGCGTTCATCAAGCTCAAGCCCCACAACTGCCCGAAAGACCTCACGGCGAACATCGCCCTGGACCTTTCCAACGACGATTCGGAGTAACCCCCCATGTCACGTATTGGCGGCAAGAACTTTGACGTGAACCTGGGCGACCTGCTGGTTCACGTCGAAAGCTGCACCCTGGATATCACCGACAATAGCAAAACCGCGCAAACCCGGGGCGTACCCGACGGCTACGTCGACGGCGATGTGGCGGCTGCTGGCGACCTGGAGCTGGATTCCACCAACTTCAATCTGTTGATCGAGGCGGCCCGTAGTGCTGGCAGCTTTCGCAAGCTGCCTCCCTTCGACACGGTGTTTTTTGCCAAGGCCGGCGATGACGAGCTGCGCATTGAGGCCTTCGGCTGCAAGTTGAAGGTCTCCAGCCTGCTGAGCATCGATCCCAAGGGCGGCGAGAAGACCAAGCACAAGGTGCCGTTTGAGGTCACCAGCCCGGACTTTATTCGCATCAACGGCGTGCCTTACCTCGACGCTACCGAGATCGAGGGCCTGAGCTGATGACCTGCCCGTTCGACCGCGCCCAAGCCCTGGAACAGCGTCAACGGCAACAGGCTATCGACGCGCAGTTGGCCCAAGCCCGGGCGCAGCCAACGGGCCCCAGTTCTATCCACTGCCAGGACTGTGACAACGAGATCCCCGAGGCGCGCCGCGCCCTTGGCGGGAAAACGCGCTGCACGCCATGCCAAACCACTTTCGAGAAAGGACGCCGCCGATGACCGATGGAACCACGCCCGACCTGGTGGCGAACTCCGCTCGCCTTGGGCGCCTTGAGCGAAAAATGGCAGTGGTCGAACACCGCGTGGGCCAGATGGAAACGGTCCCGACCCGTGTCACCAAACTGGAACAGCAGTTTGAACACCTGGCTGGCCAACTCTCGGAACTCAACGAGGGCCAGCAGAAGCTGACCAGCGTTGTATCCGGCCTCGGCACCAAAATTACCTGGGCGCTGGCCGTGGCCAGCACCTTGTGGGCCGTGCTGCAGATGATCGGCCCAACCTTGCTTCGCGTGGTTTTCCCATGAGCCTGCGCGGCAAGATCGCCGCTGGCGCCATTGCGCTCTGCAGCTCCACGCTGGTGGTGTTCCTCGGTACCTGGGAAGGCAACGGCGAGAACACTGTGTATGCCGACAAGCTCGCCCAGGGCCTGCCGACCGTGTGCAAAGGCATCACCCGCCACACCAGCCCTTATCCGGTGGTGGTCGGTGACTACTGGTCGGATGCGCGCTGCAGCGAGGTGGAACAGCTGGTGATCAGCAAGGGCCAGTTGCAGTTGGCCGACTGCATCACCAACCAGGACGTGGGCCAGAACACCTTCGACGCGCTGAGCAGCCATAGCCATAACTTCGGCGTGCCCAGCACCTGCGCCAGTCGGGCTGTCGCGCTGATCAATGCCGGGCGCATCAAGGACGGATGCAACGCGCTGGCGTGGGCCGCTGACGGCAAAACCCCAGTATGGGCCTACGTCACCACCGCCCCGGGGCAAAAGGAATTTGTCCGGGGCCTGCACCGGCGCCGCTTGGCCGAAGTGCAACTGTGCAAGGCGGGTTTGTAATGCGCGAAGCCATTTTCCCCCTGGTGCTGTGCCTGGTGGCCTGGTTCGCCTTTGACCTGCTGGAAGGTCAGCGCGATATCGCCCGCAGCGAGCGCGATGCAGCGCTGTTCGAAGTCACCGGCCTGCGCGAAACGGCTCGCATCACCGGCGAGCGGCTGGCCGAGCGTGACGCCATCGACCTTCAACGTACCCAGGAACTGAACCATGAACGCGCCCAAAACGACGGCCTGCGCCTCGCTGTTCGCGCTGGCCTTAAGCGGCTGCAGCTCAACGCCACCTGCAGCGCCCCCGCGACCGGTACCACCGGCGCCGGCGGCTTGGCTGATGGCGGATCCGCCGAACTCACAGAAGACGCTCGACAAGATTATTTCACCCTCAGAGATCAGCTCGCCCTCAGTCGGCAAATGATCCTGGGCCTGCAGGACCACATGCGCCGGGTTTGCCTGCGCTGACATCACCCCACTTTCAATCCCTGAACGGAGCAACACGCATGACCGATAAACGCGAGATCACCCTGGAAGTAGGCGACAAGGAATTCACCTTTGAGCTGACCCCGCAGGACGTGACCAAGTACTTCAACGCGGTGACCCAGGCCAACAAGGTCGCGCCGGCGAACAACCTGCTGGTGACCACCGTTAAACAGGAAGAGCGCGCCACCCTCAAGCCGATGCTGGGCAACCCGGTATTCGTGATGCAGCTGGCCGGCGCGCTGCTGGAGGAATACAGCCCTGACGTTGAAATCACCGTAAAAAAGCCCTCGACCACGCCGAACGACTGACCGAAAACGGCCTTGGCCAACTGGTGGCCCTGGCCGGTCGTTGGCTACCAGGTGCCGAGCCCACCGCCGAGGTGATGGGCACGGCTAAGTGGCTTGAGGACGAACACTGGCGGCGGATGGAAATCGCCATCGCCAACGGCATCGCCCACGCATTGAACGGATAAACACAGATGGCTGACCAAAGCGCCCGCCTGGCCTTCATTTTGAGCCTGACCGATAAGGTCACCGCCCCGTTGGGCAAGGTGAAAGCTAGCTTTTCAGATCTGGCTGAACAGAGCGAAAAGCACATCAAGACCATGGGCCTTGGCCTGGCGGGATTGGTGGGCGCCGGCGTGGCCATCACCCAGTCGCTGGGACCCGCTCTGGAGATGAACCGCGCCCTGGGCGAGGTCCGATCGCTGAGTGTGGCCGAGGATGCGTTGACCGCACTGAATCGAAAATCCCTGGAGTTTTCGGTGGCCTACGGGGAAAACGCCCGGGACTTTGTAGCCTCGGCGTATCACATCGAAGGCGCCATCAAGGGGCTGGCGGGCAGCCAGCTGGCCACCTTCACCAACGCCAGCAACCTGTTGGCCAAGGCCACCAAGTCCGACGCGGACACCATGGGCACCTACGTCGGCACCATGTACAACCTGTTCAAGGGCCAGGCCGACGCCATGGGCAAGGGCCAGTGGGTGGAGACCCTAGCGGGGCAAACCGCCACGGCGGTGCAATTGTTCCGTACCAGTGGCGAGCAGATCGGCGAGGCATTTAAAGCCGCCGGTGGACTGGCCAGCACTGCCGGTGTGAGCCTGGCCGAGCAAATGGCGGTGCTGGGCACACTGGGCAGCACCATGGACGGCGGGGAGGCTGGCGGCCTCTACAAATCGTTCTTTGAGAACGTCAGCGGCGCATCGGAAAAGCTCGGCATGTCCTTTGTCGACCAGCAGGGCAAGTTGCTGCCGATGATGGACATCCTGGACAAGCTCAAAGGCAAGTTTGGCGATCTGTCGATTGAGGCCAACGGCAAAAAGCTGCGTGACGCCTTCGGTGGTGAAGCGGCGCGACTGATCACCACACTGCTGGGCGACACCGACCGCTTGAAAAACGGTATGGATCGGCTGGGCAATGTGCACGGGTTGGAGAATGCCGAGCGCATGGCCAAACAGATGGTAGACCCGTGGCAACAGTTCGGCGCCGCTGTGCAGGCCTTGCGTATCGCCTTCGGGCAGTCGCTGATCCCAATCCTGACGCCGCTGATGGATCGCCTGGTTGCCATCGCTGCCACGCTGACCCGCTGGACCCAGTTGTTTCCCAACATCACCCGCGTGATCGGCATCACCACGTTGGTGGTGTTCGGGATCATTGCGGCCATGTCGTTGCTCACGCTGACTGTGGGTATCTCGAAAATGGTCTGGCTGGGTCTGGTCACTGTGTGGAAAGTCCTGACCATGGCCGGCCTGCGCAGTATCGCGATGTTCCTGTATCACACCGTTATGGTGATCGGGTTCGTCGCGGGCCTGGTGCTGATGGTCGCCTGGATGGGTCTGGTCAAGGGCGCGATGCTGCTGTGGCAGGGCGCGATCTGGCTGGTCAATACCGCGCTACTGGCCAACCCGGTGACATGGGTTGTGGTCGGCATTGTCGCCCTGGTCGCGGCGGTGGCGGCAGCGATCATCTACTGGGACGAATGGACCAGTGCGCTATTCAACAGCGAGGCGTTCCAGTGGATCAGTGCCCAGTTGACGGCGCTGTCTGACTGGTTCGACTCGATGGGCGGTTGGTCGGGTATGGCCAGCGCCGCATGGGACGGCATCGTCAACATCTTTAAATCGGCCATCAATGGCTTGATCGAGATGCTGAACAAGATCCCGGGCGTACAGATCGATGCCGCGTTTGGCGACATGCCGGCGGCACCGCAACTGCCAACCATCACTGCACCGACGGTCGAGGCACCGTTGCTGCCGCAGCTGGTGAGCGCTCCCCAGCAGCCCATCCAGGCGCCGCCCTTGGTGATGGCTGCCGCACAGAAGACGCCCGCGCCGGCAATGCCCGCGCTCAACGCATTGCAGCCCCAGGCACAGCCGCCAGCGTTGGTCCTGGCCCCGGTACCGAAAACGCCGGCGCCTATTCCGCAGCCCCTTACGGCACCCGAGCCCCCGCGCACCGCGCCGGCACTCGTGGCCGCGCCTGCCTTGAAGACACCGGCGCCGATCGGACCGCAGCTCAACATCCCGCAGCCGAAGCAGCCGCCGTCGTTGGTGACTGCGCCGGCACCCACTGAAAAGGCCGAGCAAAGCCAGCAACGCATGAACGGATCTGTGGCCGGTCTGTCACCGAAGCGGCCCGAAGCCGTGCCCCGGGGCGGCCTGCTGAGCAGCATCCAGAACAACAACCAAACCCAGAACAAGGGCACCCACGTGGAGAACGTCAACATTCACACCGGTAAACCGATGAACCCGCTGGAGCTGGAAGGCATGTTGGCCATGGCGGTGGGCGGATGAGCGAATACATAGACCTGCTGATCATCGACAACGACCTGTCGCTGGACCCGTCGCGTCAGCCGTTGCTGATCGAGGACCGGGCCAGCATCGCCCAGGACATCGCGCACATGATCCGCGAAAGCGGCCGGCTGGTGACGCTGGTGGCTGAGCGCAGTCGCCTGCGTCAGCGCGACTGCATCCAGCAATTGGAGCTGCTGGTGGAGGCTGATGAACGCCTGGTACCGGGCACCGCACTGATTAACCAGGTGCAGTCTGGCCAGTACCTGGTCACGGCCAAAACCCTGAAGTTTGGCGACATCGAGGTGACCCTGTGAGCGACGTAGACTTTAAACAGGCGCTCGCTGACGCCGGCATTCCCGTGACCGAGGACGGTTTGCGTAAGGCCTGGGAAAAGGAAGTAGCAGCCCAAGGCAGCAAGATGAGCAACACCAGCGCCTATTCGCCGTTCTGGCGGGTCATGACTGCCCTGGTGACCAAGCCCGTCATGTGGCTGATCAGCTTTATTAGCGGCACTGTCCTGCCCAACTTCTTTGTGAAAACCGCCCGTGACAAGTGGCTGGACATGCTGGCCTGGGCGGTCAACGTCGAGCGCAAAGGCGCCACCAAGGCCAAGGGCATGTTGTTGTTCACCCGTGACGTTGCCGGCGGGGTGCTGCAGATGCCCGCCGGCATCCAGGTGCAGTCAGCTGCCATCAATGGCCATATTTACCAGTTGGTCACCACCCAGGCGGTGACCTTTGCCGACGGCGTACTTCAGTTGGAAGTCCCGGCCGAGGCCCAAGAGGTTGGCAGTGGTTACAACCTGGCCCCGGGTTACTACGCAATTCTGCCTGTGCCCATTCCTGGCATCGTCCAGGTGGTCAACACCGACGGTTGGTTGATTGCACCAGGTGCAGATCCTGAGCCTGACGATCAGCTGCGTTTGCGGGTGCGTAATCAGTTCTCGGCGGTCAACCAGTGGCACACCGATGCAGTCTATCGGGCGATGATTTCCGCGTTCCCGGCGGTGCGGCCCGATGGCGTCTATTTCCTGCACGGTGCACCACGCGGCCCGGGCAGTGCGAACGCCTACGTGCTGTTTGAAGCGGACGTGCCGGCAGCGGCATACCTGGAGCAAATCAACGCCCATATCCGTGACCAGGGCAACCATGGCCACGGTGATGATCTGCTGGTTTTGGTGATGCCGGAGACCCTGCACGAACTGAGCGTCACGCTGTGGCCACGTCCTGCACTGACCACTGAACAACGCACCAAGCTGCAGGCAGAGGCCGAGTTATTCATCCGTGCGGCCTTCCGTGAAAGTGGCACCGGTGACTATCAACCGACGCTGACCTATCCCCAGGCGCGCTTTTCATTCAGCCGCCTGGCCGAAGAACTCCACCAGCAGTTCGCCGGCATCGAGTCCCTGAACTTCGAAAACGCCGACATCGTGTCAGAGCTGACCATTCCACGGATCAGCAGCCTGCAGGTGGTGTTGCCATGATCAAGCTCAATTTGCCGTTCTGGCTGGATGGCCCGCAGTTGACCAAGCTCAAGGCCGCCTGCCAGGCGTGGTGGGAGAAAGTTGAAGGTTGGATGCAGTGGCCATTGCTGCAGATGGACGCCGAGACCTGCCACCTGACCATTCTCGACCTGCTGGCCTGGCAGCGGGATATCAGCCGTTTCAAGGACGAGCCGGAAAACCTCTACCGCCTGCGGGTCAAGTTCGCCTTTATCAACGCCGTCGATGCCGGCA